GGAAAGAGCTCCCCACCCATTTGATAGCGCCAAAGGTTTTGGACGAGTAAGGCGATTTAAAGTATCGCGGTTAAACAAAACTTCAGCCACCATCCCCCATATCCAATGTTGCATAATAACGCCTGGATGCGTGTGCTGCTGGCCGCCATCGGTGACATCCATCCAATTAGCCGCATTTTTGTTGTCTCGAAGTGGCGAATAAACATCCACAAAAGCACATTGAAAATCGCGAGCAGCACGGCGAAGAACTGGTATTGCTTTCTCAAACCATTGGTTGCCGCGTTCAGGTGTAGCGCCGCCAGAATTCGCGCTGTTCCCCGTCACCAGAATTATCGAAAGTGAGCCAACGCCGCGAGAAGCGCGTATCGTCTGTAGCTTGTTTCTAAGGTTTGTTGCGAACGTTTCAACGGCGTCACCATCGGGCGGGAATGACGCATCATTGATCATGTACTTTATAACAAGCGTATTTATCGTAGCATCTGCCGTGACAAGAGCCGTGTTGAGATCCGCAACAGTTGTGCCGTTTACGCCAGCATTTATTACCTGATGCCAGCCAGCGCCATGCTCAATTCCGAGCCTATAAAGTATAGCATCCGGCAGATATTCAGCCGGTAATTTATTCCCAGGCATGCCTATATAAGCACCAAAAACGGTACTATCTCCAACAAGCAAAGTTTTGTGAAGGGAATTTTCTGTAGAAAGAACAGTGTGAGCAACATACAGGTATTCCAAGCCATCAATCCAAGGCTCTTGCTCATCTGATCGAGCGTTGTATTTGACGCTTCCAGCGTTTACTTTTCCAGATCCGACCAACAGAACGCCATTCGGGTTTGAAATAGTGTCCGCTGTGATTGACATCCCGTAAGGGATTTCAAGCTCTCTTATGCGTCTTTGAGCGCAGTAGAGAATAGCTTTGTTGAGCAGAGTGCTTTCGTCGCCAACGCCAGAAACACCAAACATTCTTGCGTTTACTTTAACTTCTGCAAGTTCCCACCACGCACCATCTGCGCTCTGCTTCTGCCAAGGCTCCGGCGCTCCTGGTGTTGCAATCCTCTTTTTCAAATGGCCGCCACCATCACCAAGGGCACCATAACCGCCAGTTCGAACCAACTGCGTTACAAGAGGTATAGAGGCCCCCGCAAAAGATGCCTCTGTGGCAAACTGATAACCTGCGTTAGCGACAGCCTGCGCAGCAAGGAAAGCCGCAGACGCCTGATCAGCCGACAATGCAGCGGCCTCTGCGTAACCCTCGGCGTTCTGGATTTCCTCAGCATTCGGACCGGCGACTATAGAGCCGTCAAGCAACATAAGAGTGTCGCCATTTTCAAGTCCGTCAGCAAAGCTGTAGCCGACAGAACCAATAGAAGATTTTGCGGCGCGCTTCAGATCACGGGATTGCTCCTGAAGTATCAGAAAAATCTTGTCCTGTTCTGCGTTGATATCATCTGCGAACACATCGCGGGAATAATCATTCGGCCGGTCTATTAACGTGTCGCGGTAAATATAAAGGGTTTCGCCAATCACAGAATTTGTGATTGTAAGAAGCGTAACGGTTCCGCCGCTCGCCGTTCCGAGGCCGGTTGCAGAAAAATCAACGCCGCCGACTAGATTAAAGATCTGCCCTGATGCCCTTTTGAAGATGCCTTTAAGATCTGATATGCGATCCGCTCTAAAATCGTAATCGAACAGCACCTGATTTGAAGAGTTTACGACAACGATTGTAAGAGCATCGTTCGCATTTACTGGAATATCAGCCATTTCAAGCCCCTTAGTTTCCGGTCAGAGTTTTCATTTTGTCGCGCTGCACTTCAATCATGCGGTCCCTCAATTCAGGATCCCGCATCATCAGTTGTCCGCGAGCCTGTTCGCGAAAACCGTTTATCACATTCTTGATGATTTCCGCTTTCATGCCGTCCGGTCCCGGCGACATTTTTTGAAAGGACGGCTGCTTTACAAGCTGGTCAAGATACTCTTTCGCGCCCTTGCCCGCGATCTCGGTGTATTGGTCGTATTGCTGTGGCGTCAAGCGAACGCCTTCAATGTTGCGGTCAGGGAAGGAAATAGAGATCCGGTTATCTACGATTTCCTTTGTCACCGGATCGGGGTTATCAGCCTTCGAAGCTATGGGCGAAACGAAATCCCATCCCCAACCGATACCGCTTGCACGGTTGATAGGATCCCCCCACAGGTCGCGCATGGGCGGAAGCTCATCAGACAGGCCGGGAATGCCACGCTTCACCTTGTCGATCGTCGCCTGCCAATATGTCGCGATAGGATCAACTTTCAGATCGTCGCCATAAACGACAGCCTTTGCATCGCGCGCCACAGGATCAAATGCCGATGCGGTATTGCGCAAGAACGACGAATAAGGAACTAGGCCTGTCGTGAAATCGGAAAGGTATTTGCCGGGATCCGATGTGACGTTATTCGGATCCATCGCGCCCAAGAAATCGAACACGCCGGAAAGGTAAGACTTCGAGGCGAGATTTTGAGCGATTGCCAGAACGCCCGCGCCCGCGAGCAATTCGCTATCTGCATCTTCAGCGGAGCCGAACGTTTCAGCCATGTCCGCGCCCATGCCCATAAGCATGCCGATGGGATCTAGGCGGTTATATGCATACCAGCGATCCCCGATCTTGATCGAGTAAGGCGGCGGCGCACCGGATCCGGCAAGGCCACGGCGCAAGCCTTGCGTCTTTTCCATGTCGTTCGAAAGCGGCCCTGCGCCGGTAATGGATCCTTCGGACGCCATATCCATGACAGACAGGAAAATCATGGATCCGAGAGCAACGCGGGCGTGCGCGGAAGCTGCTCGAGCGCCACCGGCCGCAATGTCGGCGCGAACCGAGGCCGAGGCATAGGCAAGCGGCGTGCGCTCGAATGTGTACTTCAGGATGTTCGTCGGGGTTTTGACGAACGGCACAACCAGCTTGAACACCGGCCCGACAAGCGGAGTTTTCGCAATGCCGCCAAGCGCCTGCCGAGCGCCAGGAGATAGGTTGTTTGTGAACGTCTGGTAATGCGCCATGTCCATGGCATCGGCCTTCAGCGTGTCAGGCGGGTTTTGCAGGATGTCGAGCATGCGCTCTGCTGCTTCCTTGCCGTCCAATCCTTCCGAAGCGGCTTGCCGGTATGCCAGCGAATTCAATTCCATCCGATAAGCGATGGTTTTGAAAAACTTGTCTTCAGCATTGAGGGCAGATCCAGGCGCATTCACGATCTTGCCCATCATGTCTATGCCGTAACCGAAAGACCCTTCCGGCCGCATGCCGAGCGCATCCGCTGAAATCGCGTTTTGGTGCGTGCCTTCGATCTTCACGAAAGCATCGAACACATCGGAAAGCCCCTCTTTGCCATCGGCCTTGTTGCCCATGTAGACAAGGCGCATGCCGTCGCGAATTCCCTTGACCAGCCCGAAGGCCTGCGCAGCGGCTTCGCCTGTCTGGATCTCGCCATTGTAAAACGCCTTCGAGATACCGGCCGCCATGTACCTTTCAGGGATCGCATAGAGCGATGTCATGGAGTTCGAAAGGATGTTGACGGCGTGTGTTTTCGGGGAAGACAGCAAGCCGTTTATCCACACCTGATAGAGAGCCGCACCGAACCGGCCGCGACCGAGTTCGCGAGCCATGGTGTTGAGCGCAGTGGGATTGTCACCAACTGTCGCGACAGCTTTCGCCAGCGCCTGAAGGTCGCCTGATCCGCCTTGCTGCGCGATAAGATCCGCGATTGCAGCGGAGCGGGCTTTGCTTGCGCCGACAGGAATTGACCACGCCTGAAGCGCGCGAGCCGTTTCCGTTCGCGCCGCGATGACTTCGGATTGCAGCGCGTAATGCACGGCCATGGATCGGCGGAAGTTGAAGATATCAGCCGGGCTTGCGCCTGGGGCTTGCGCGATCTTGGCAAGCTGCACGATCTGTTCGCCTGAAGAAGCGAGCAGGCGGCGCGCGGCGGTTGCCTGTGCTGCCGTCATAGGACCGGGCGCGCGGCCTATCAGGTCGTTAAGGTCTCGGTATTCCTTGGAGCTTTCTTTGATCGTCTGCTCATTGGAAACCACGCCGCGCGTCTTGTCAGCGATAGCGCCCGCATCAAGGTCCGCCATCTGCTGAATTACGGCACGAACGTCTTCAGCCGAATTGATGCGGGCATGGTTGATATACACCTTCGGTTTAACCGCGTCGATGGCTGCAATTTCAGGATCCCGCCCGGCCGCAATCGCCTGCTCTCTGGCTTCCTTCTCGATATCGGCAAGAGTTCGAGGCGAAGAGAAAAGCGCATCCTGCCCCGTGTCGCGCGTTGCGAAGCCGGGCGCATCCTGAACTTCCTTGATGCGCTCTTTCACGCGATCATTGGACATAGTGCGGTAATCGATGCCCATTTGATCCAGAGACATTTCCAAATCATCGAGCGGCGAAATGACCTCATCGAAGGTCTTTTTCGTGTCGGCCGTCATCCACGGCTCGCCCTTCAATTCGGCTTCGAGACCGTCAATGAAAGACTGCTGATCGATGTAGCCTGCGCCATCCACCTTTGTGCGCCCGGCGAAGATCTCATGCTCTGACGCGGGAACATTATCCAGCGCCTTCCGCCCGCCCTTCTTGAACATGCCGGGGAATTTCTGTGGCGTGACGCCACGGCCCCGCAGTTCCGCCGCGAGCGATGACGCGGGATCCACGCCGCCAAGGCTCTTGACGATATCGGCAATCGGCCGCTTCGGAATTTTCGCATTCGTGACAGCGCCAGAGCGAAGCTCATCAAGCATTTCGTCCATGGGATCCCGGCCGCCTTCCGGCATGCCCTTGGCCTTGGCGAAGCGTTCGCGAATGCTGTTCACCTGATCGAGCGCGGCAAGATCCTTGTCTGCCTGAAGAGACCGCGTGCGGGCGTCGGCAATGCGGCTGAAGGCTTGCGTTGCGTTTTCATTGGCAGGTGCTTCGACCAACAGAGGCGCTTCAGGCGCAGCATCGCCAAGCGGGCGCAAAGCTTCGTCCGGTACATCCTGCACCAACTCCGCGCGGGCGGCTGTCTTCAGTTCGTCTTTTGCGGCCTCGACCGTCGCGCCGAGCGGATCCGCAGCGGCCTTGTTTTCTGCCTTCGCTTTTCGAGCGGCCTTGTAATATTTGAACGCAGACAAAAGGCCGTCTGTCGCGAGGCCGAGGCCAGCGCCTTCAATCGCGTTCTTCAAGCGCCCTTCCCAATGGCTTTGATCCGGCGCGTTATCGGCCAGGAAGTCGGGAACGATGGATGAAAGCGCAGGGATCTGGTTTAGGAAAGTGGACAGCCGATCTTCGTTAGGATCGAAAACAACCATATCCGCGATTGCGCCGGCCGCCATGTTCGAAAGCATCGTGCCGCCGCGCATCGCCTGCATGCCCTTCGTCGCCTGAAGGCCAGGAAGGAAGCCGGTCAGGAACTGCGATGTTGCGCGGACAAATCCACCCGTCACGCTATCGGCCTTGTCTGGCGCGATCATGCTAAAAAGATCCTCATTCGCCTTTTCATTGGAAAGCATTTGCGCCGATGAAATGAAAGAAGGATCAAAATTCCCCTTGTCGTCAAAAAGCTGCATGCCGCCGATGGGGATAGCCTGCTGCATGAACTGATCCATTTCCCCGAGCGCATCAATCACGCCGCCGACCAGTTGGCGCGGAGCTTCCTTCAGGCCGGTCCCGACATCGCCCGCGATGGACTTCGCCCAATTCATTGTTTGCGTCATGAGATCCGCATTCGGATCCGCCACTCCTGGCTGTTCCTGTGGCGTCGTGGCGCGGAAATATTCGGGCGGCGGCGCGGTCTCGCCCTGCGCAGTCGCGGCCGGGTTCGATCCTTCGTTGCCGCCAGACATGAGAGCATCGAAATCAGGGTTGGCGCTTGGCGCGGGCGCAGACGTGCCGCCAGCCTTCGCGGCGGGTGCGGCTGGTGTCTCATCAAGCAAAGCACGGAATTCGCTTTCCAGCGCCACCGCAGCCCGGTTTTCGGCTACCTGCTGATACGCCGCCCCGGCGTTGTCTTCCGTGGGCGGCGTCTGAAGGGTAAGGCGCATGGTCATGTCGTTTGCCATTGTCATTTTCCTTTGGGTGCTGTGGTTTGGCGGTCAACCTGATCTTGCAGGCGCTTCCAGTCAATAAGCCGCTGCTGCTCGATACGGTATTGCTGTTCCGTCAATTCGTTCGCCTGCCGTGCGGCCTGAAGCCTTTGAGCCGATGCCTTCACGTCAAGCCTGTTCTGTTGCGGGACTTGAACAGAGAAGCGCGGTTGAACCATGCGGCCGAGCGCGGACCGGTCCATTTGGTAAACATCCATGGTCGCGCGGTTCGCAATGTCATCAGCAATGACAGATGGACTATCCGTGTTTTCAGGATCCAGAACACGGCGGCGATATTCGTCATAAGCCTGCGCCGCCCGGTCCGCCTTGCCCTGGTCGAATTTATCGAGAAGGCCGCTTTGACCAACCCGCGCTTTCAGCGTGTCGAAATAGAATTGTTGATCCTTGCTGAATTCGCCCAGGTTATCGCGCACCACGCTTTTGTTTTTGCCGAGCAGTTCGGCCGCATCCTGCCGGGAAAGCTTTGCGCCGGAATTGATGATCTGCGAATAAACGTCTTCGCCGTCATAGATCTGCGCAAGCAAGGTGCGGTATGTGGTTGGATCCGATGTTTCCGGCCGCTCTGTGTTGAGAGCCTTTATCAGCGCCTCACCATCCGAAGGCTTCAGTGAGCCGCGCTGTTGCGCCGCACGGATCTCCGCAGCCGTCACCGGTGCGATCGGCTGACCTGTCGCGAGATCCGTTTGCCCGGCCATGAAAAGGCGATAGGTCATATCGAAGGATGTCTTTTCCTGCGTTGCCACAAGCGCCTTGTTTTGCTGCTGCTGCTGCCGGTCAACTTGCCCATTCATGAATGAGATACGCGCCCGCATTTCTGCATCGAGCGAATTAAGCGCGGAAGGGGAAAGAGTTTCCGAAACGGCAAATTCGGAAGTCTTCGGTGCCGTGTCCATAGGGTTCCGCCAGCCCTCATCAATGGCAGAGCGGAAATCACCCGGCAGATATTCATTGCCATTCGCGCCGCCTCGATACCCCCATGCCGCCTTAGGACCGCCCCCGGCATGAATGTACCCCTTGGCCTCATCAACGCCGATACCGGTCAGCCCGGCGGCGGCAGCGTTCTTTGCGAACTGCACATAAACGTCGCGGTTTGTGTTGAAGTCCAGAACCTGCCCGTTCCGCGTAAGCTTGATATCGCCCGCGCCACCGTGATCGTGCCGCGTCGATCCAGTGCGACGGCCGAGACCGGCGGCGGCTTCTTCGCGCGTTACCTGCCCGCCAGACTGAACGACGATGCCTATTCCGTCGCCGGTTGCCGCCGCCGCCGCCTGGATCTTGTTTTTGAGATCCGCCTGCAATGGCAAATTCCTCTTGCCATAATTCTGCATGACAACGGGAACCTGATCGTTCGAAGCGTTGACCTTGAATTTGAAATCGCCGCCGATGAATTTCATATAGGCCCCGGCCTTATCCTGCTGTTCATCGAACCAGGATAGCGTTGCCTGCGACATGACCGTATCGTTGAAGCTCTTCTTTGCCTTCGCGACTTCTTCCGGCGAATAGAGCGGCTTTCCGGTTGTCGGATCGACCGCCGAATAAGTCCGCATGAAGTCGTTTCGCAGCATCTGAATTGCATTGGCAGACGCACGCGATCTGTCGGGATTTTCGCTGAAGAGATCCGCGCCGAGAGTTTTAACCTCTGACCGCAAGGACGCTTCTTGCTCGATCAAAGCCGCATCGGCTTCCGAGCGCGTCAGCTTGTAAACCGTGTCCTTCGCCTGCTCGACAGCGGGAATACCACGGATCGCCGTGCGGTTATCAAAGGCAACTGCCTGTTCGGGGGAAACGGCAGAAAGCTCTTGGCGGACACCTGTGCGCCAATTGTCCCATTCCGATTGGAGCTTTGCCGGATTGTTCCAGTAAGTGTTCTGCAGTTCATTCAACTTCTGAACTGACCGGGTATCAAGCGTTGCCGCAAAGGTTTCCACGGCGGCCTTGTTATATGCCCGCCCTCTGATCGTGCCGTAATCCTGAAGCTGGATATCACCGGAAGCACCGGACAGAGCGCCTTGCGTCGTGGCTTCGGCTTCGGCCTGCTTATCAAGCGTGTCTTCCATCTGCGACGACACGGCGAACAGATCCCGCGAAAACTGCTGCAAGGCGCGAGCGTTGCCGCTGGAAAACTGGATTGTCGGGATCTGTCCCGCACCAATGACTGGAACGCTTGGCCCGTCGCCCTGAAGGATCCGCCGAGGAACGCCGCGCGTCGTGGAATTGCTGCCAGCCATGAATTAACCCCTTTGATCGCGGCGAGATCCCAAAGATAGGCCGCCAGAAATTGCACTGAAAAGACCCTGATTTTTTGCGCCGCGCCCCTCAATTCGCAACTGCTGCGCCTGCCCACGCCTTGCCGCCGATGCAAACCGCGCATTGTTTCGGGCCATCGTAATGTTTGCTTCACCGGTCTGAAGCGCTTCATTCTGTGCCGCCTCTATGGATCCAGTAGGCGAAAGGCCGGATCCGTAACCAGCAACAAGGACATTGGAGAGATCCGAATTCAGCTTTCGCATCGCGGTCAAGGCTTCCTGCCTGCCGTTTATCTCTTCCTGCACGGCCTTTATTTCCTCTTGGCCTGCCTGGGCATTAAGGGCGGATTGCTGTTGACGGCCAGCCGCCATGGATGCGAGGCCGCCAACAACCGTTGCGCCAGTCGACAAAAGCGACGTAAGCGAAAATCCGGTTGTTGCCGCGCCAGCAGCCGCGCCACCCGCAGCCGCCGCCGATCCGCCGCCGCCGAGACCCGCAATAAGTGTCGTGAATAGTTCTGCCATGGTCAGATGCTCACAGAATAGGCGAGGCCAAGAACCGTCGCCGTGGTTGAAATGTCGCTTCCGATTAACACTTGCCCCTCATAATCCCAACCGAGGAACCCGCGCACACGCTTAACGCCAGTGAATGGAGATATCGGCGTGTCGAGAACATTCTCTCCGAATTCTCGGAAAGCTATAGGCGTACCATTTACCACAAGGTCAGAGGTTTCATAAACGCGAACGTCAGCCGATACGACGCGGCGTTTCCTGCCCATGCTTGCGCCGTCTGGCAACTGCGTTTCGAATGGGAGCGTTTTCACGCACCAAATGAAACCGGGCGCTTCGTCTGGAAGGACTTCTGGATATTTCAGCCCGGCGATATATGACGAGGTGGCGGGCCGGTCGAAAACAATCGCGCCGGATCCGTTCGCCGTCTTCGGCTGACGAACAAGGCCATCAATCTGATATTCAATCAGTTCGTTAGGAAGGTGCGCGAGAGTGACGCCAGCGGCTGGCGAAGAAATATCGAGGTTAGCCGTGCCGCAATCGACCGTTACAGCATCGTCCATTATCTCGATCATCTTTACCGGGGATCCGTTTATTGTCCGTATTACCGAAAAATATGCTTCATCGAGAATAACAGCCACGTCATCATAAATGCCGTCCGTCTGCCAAAGCGTCATAGCGTTTACCTCCTGCGTTCGCAGGGTGCAAAACACCGTCATCGTTCCGTCGATGTTCGGCATGAATTCATAATCAGCATCTTCCGTTGAAGAAGAACGGCGAAGAGCGAAGCCGACAGGATCCCGCATCAGGTGAGACGCCAAGAGCGAAATATTATTCGCCTGATATGCCGCTTCGGTATCTGCAAAGATGAATTCACGAAGCGCCTTGCCACGCCGTTGCACGAAATGCGTTGCGCCGTCCACTTCGAATACACGAAGCCCAGGCTTGCAGCCGCGCGACGTGGTGCGGCGAAGCGTGATGTTTTCAGGCGTGACCGGCTCCGTTTCAGATATCGGAATGTAGAATTCCGCAGCCGTCGAAAACAATTGAAGGTGACGGCCCGCGAATATGGCAACGAAAGCCGGAACATCGTCGGTGTCTGTCGTGGCCGATATCCCATAGTCAGCGTCTATTTTCTTGCTGTTGAAATCGTTCGGAGCGCCAGATCGAGAAGCCCACATTGAATTTGGAAGATATTTTGTCCCGGCCACCCACAAGCGACCTTGGAAAAAACAGCCACAGCGAGGCCAGCCACGCACATTACTCCAAACGTCTTCGCCCTGATATTCGCCTTGCTGTGTCACAACTATATCTATTGATGGAACCTGCTTCACAGAAATTGTTTCATAGCCAGCAGCGCCCCACGGGCGTTTTCCATTTGCTCCCGAAAAGCCAAGGAAAAATGTGGATGTGGCTGTGGTTCCAGATCCTGTAAAAGTAACCGTAATGCCCGCAGCGCTTACGTTTGGCAATCTCTTGATTGCCGCCTCCATTGCGGCCCTAAGATCTGCCGCGACTGTTGTATATGCAATATTATCGGTCTTTTCATCCTCAATAATAAGCTTGAACGTGTCGCCGCTAACCCAATCGCCTTGAGATCCAGGTTGCGGGAAAGTGATGGCCTGCACTTCGTCAACGCCATTCACATATGTGGTATCTCCAAAATCAAAGCGCTGAAGGTTGATATAATCCCAATCTGATATAGTCCAATCAGCGTGAGTTGCGCCGCGCTTTATTTTTTTTGTCTTGTAGTTTTGGTGAAACACAAGAAGCGTGTCGCGAGACTGCGTTACGCTTATCCCTGTTGAAATCAAATCACCCTTGGCTGTCAGTTGCGGCCGAAGATCCGCAGACGAGAAAGGCGTTACGACTTCAGCCACAACAACGCCGTCGCGGAATATGGTTGCCGCCTTGTGGCGGAAAACAAATAGATATGTCTGTTCTGTCGAAAATTGAAATTCGAACATTCTGACATTGGAGAGACCGCCGCCATCCAACAGCGGTATCTCTGGAACAGTCCACAAATACCGAGATCCAGGCCGAACACGCGCGCCACCTTGCGGCAGAACGATCATGTTCCGCAGTTTTTCCGCGCCGTTGTAATAAGCCTTTACGTCTGATCGCTGCCGCAATAGCGGATCCTGTTCACCGCCGACGAAGTTTGTTTTGAGTTCCTTAATGCGTGCCATTACCAGCTATCCCCAGGGTAAACGCCGCCAAAGCGAGCATCGATAAAAGCGTTATCGGCAAGGCCGGGATTGTTGCCGGATCCCTGCGCATCGAGCGTCATGGCCTGCCCCATCAACCCGCCTATCCGGTTTTCCGAAGGTGTTCCATAAGCCTTGCTTTCCCAAAGATCTTGGACGTTCCCCTGGTCAGTAACCATGAAAGCGATCTCCGCGCAGACGGCGGCAACCATCAATTCAGCGAACCATGCGGGCCATTCTTCCTCCGGCTTTTCAACCGAGTATTCGCACCACAGGCGCTCATAGTTCGACAGGATCCGGCGGCCACGGATCTCAAAACCAGACGTGGCGCGGATGTATGGTGCGTTGCTCCAATAGACTGCTGAAGGCGCTCCGATCATATCACCGGGCATGATGAAGGCATAACGGAAGCCGTCAGGCGTTCCCGCCTCGCGCGTAAGCTCTTTGCTCGTTTTCATGCATTCCCATTTGTAGGAAGAGATAACGGTTGAGCGAATTGCGGGATATGAGATCTTCAGCATCTTTGCCGTATCGCCGGGCGTATCGAAGCTGTTGATTGGAGCCGCGCCGAGCGCCATCAATGCGCGCTGGCAAATCTGGATATCTGTTCTAGCCATGTTTTCACCTTTCCCAAAAACAAAACCGCGCGGCCGGTTTACCCGAGCCGCGCGGCCTCTTTTTTCCCCACAGCAAGGGAACCGTATTAGGCGTAAGTGTCGAGCGCCGCGATGGTTACGACGCCAGCCGAAATGCTCACCTTTGCCTCAAAGGTCGCATCGGATGCAACAATGAGGATGACGCCGACGCGGCCGAGTTCGTTTGCAGCGCCGTTGAAATAACCAGCGCCCTTAACCGTCGCCTTCGCGTCTGTCGTCTGGTAGATCGCCCGCGTCTTCGTGCCTTTCGAGCCGGAGCCGGTGGGGTCAAGATTGGTCTTGTCGAGTGCCATGATAGAAAACCTTCTTTACACTTCAGGGAGGCAATACCGGAGCGCCTTACGACGCTTCGGTGCTGCTCAATTCAACGATGCCGTCAGCATCGATTGCGACGGATCCGGCCGAGAAGAGACCATTCGCCAGCCAGGAGGTTTTGACCGGGATATAGTTGACTTCCGTGCGCATGTTGATGCCGACCGCAAGGCCCGTGGATGCCTTGTGATAGGCGAAGGAAGTGCGGATTGCGCCAGCCTTCGGCAAGCCGCCTTCGTCGCGATCTTCCATGACCTTGAATTCAAAGCCGAGCCAATGGGAGATTTCGCCGTCATACAGCGTCTTGACCACGTTGTAATCGCTCGAAGTCACGGGCGTATCGCCAAGAAGCTCTTCCAGGCCCTGCGCCGAAATGACGATCGTGCGCTCGCCCTTCACACGCGGGACGCCCTTCTGGTTCAGCAGGCGGGCGGCGCGGCGCAGCTTTGCCGTATTCATGCCGGTGCCGACGCCGCCGACATCCGTCGAAACGGTCAGCGTGGTTGCAGCAGCATCGAGAGCATCAAGGATAAGCTGATCTTCGCGGCGGCCGATGGCGTTCGCGATGATGGTCGCAAGCTTGTCCTGCTCTTTGTAGTTCACCTTCTGCTGGTTGAAGATGCCGGTGTATTCGGCCGCGTTCCAGTCTTCGAGCGTGGCCGTCGCGTTGCCATGAACGATGTTCATCGGAACAACGTCCGTCTGGTCGATGCGCCGGGTCGCAACACCCTTGCCGATCTTGTTGAAACGGTGCGTTGCGCCGACGATGTTGTCAGCGATTTCGACCGTGTTACGCAGCAGGCCGCCGAGTTCGTAAGCCGCCTTCACGCGGGCGTCGAAACTGGCAATCTGGTTGTTCGTGAGAAACTTGGACATTCTGTCACCTATGAGCGTTGAAGTTTTTGAGGCTTGGCGCGGTATAGGCGAAACTTAGGCGGGAAGGTCGCTAGGCGATTAGGTTCCGTGGGCGGGCGTTTCGGGCCGCAGATAAACCGAGATATGGAGGCCGCGAAGCGCGGTTAAGTCCGCTCGATTGGCTGGAAGATGATCGCAGTTCGGGAAAATGTCAATGGAGAGGGAAGCGGCTGCACGTTTGTCTGCATTAGCATGGCCCGTTACCTACTGGCTGCTACCGCCCTGCGCGTCCGCAGGCCCTCATAAAAAGCGAAAGCCCCACAAAATAAATCTGTGAGGCTTTCTGGTACGGTCAGAGATGCGGCTAAGACCGAATGTTTTATGTCACGAACACGGATCCAGCGCAAGTCACCCGATGCTGTAACCGCCTGGGCGGCCGGAGAAGGCATTATCCGTTCCGTTGATGCGCTCGCCAAGGGCTTCAAGCTCTGCCTGCTTCTTGTAATCCTTGGCCTTGATGGCGGCCTTCATTTCGTCGTTCCACTGTTCGGCCGACATGCCGCGAGATCCTTCGCCGGGCGTAACAGGGATTGGTTTTTCGCCGGTCATGTTCCGCATCTTGGCAAGGAACCGCGCGCCCTTGGCTGTTCCCATGATGCTTTCGATGACATCAATGTCGTCTTCGGCCAGATCCCCGGCGCGCTCCATGCCATCGACCCAGGTGTAAAGCCCATCGATCATGGCGGGACCGGACTTGCCAAGCGCCTTCATTTCAACTTCGGGATCAATCGGCGCGGCAACGTGGCCGTTCATCGTCACAAGCATGTCGCTCATAAGTTCGGTTGCCAGCGTTTTGCCGATCCCGCGCTTCTGGCAGACATCAGCCCACGCCTTTACGCCGGGATCATCCGCCCCCAGTCCCTTGAAGTTAACTGCCTCTTCTGGAACCGTCACGCCTTCCTTGAAGTATTCCGCCGCATCCTTCGGGACTTCGCCGCCGCCCTTCTGTCGCTTCAGATCGCCGTGGGCTTTTTCGAGATCCGCATAAGCCTTCGTGATTGCATCGACGTTGACGGTCTTGTCTTTCGCATTCCAAAATTTATCGGCTAGACCCTTCGGCCGTCCGTCCTCTTCGGTCTGCTGCTTGCCCTCACCCTCGCCTTCGCCGTTGCCTTCACCTTCGCCGCCAGCCTTCGAGCGTTGCGACATAAGGCCGCCCATGCGTGCCGCGCGGCTTTCACCTTCACCTTCCTTACCACCGCCATTGGCCTGCCCTTCGCCTTCGGATCCTTTGCCCTCTTCGCTCTGCTGCTGCTGGCCGCTTTCGCCGCCGTTGCCGCCGCCCTGTTCGTCAGGAGGCGCAAGCGTCGGCTTCGGCCCGATGCCGGTCATTCCCCACGCGGCCGAGCCGGAAAGTTTCGCAATCAATTTCGACATGTGTTTGGTTCCTTGCTGTGAGGTTTGAGGGTTAGCCGCGCGGAAGCTCTTCCACGACAATCTTGCGGCTGTCGGTAACGTGGAATTCGCGCTTATCGCCGGGGGCGACGGTGCCGAGATCCGTTTCTTTGGTCTCGCCATTGAAGGTGTCAAGGGCCGTAACCTTCATCGGCCAGCCCGCATGCGCGTCAACAATTACTTTCGAAGTCATGATTGATCCTTTGCAAAGAAAAAGGCGCGGCCGAGTTGCCCCGCCGCGCCTTTTGTATTCCAGTTTTCGGCCGTTGTCAGCTTGCCGATTTTTCGGCCGCTGCCTTCTCCGCTGCATTCCATCGAGCATCAAGCCGCGCCTGATGCGCCTTGATATTCGTCTGCTGGATCGAATAGGAGCGAAGGAACGTGTTCAGTTCGCCGTTTTTGCGGTAGCGCTCGCTCGCATTCATGGCCGCGACGGCGGCTTCGAGCAAGATAATCGGATTGTCGATGCACTTCGCGATCTCGGCCACATCGTCAAGCGTTGCCGTGCGACCACGGGCAAGGCTTGCGGCCTCACCTTCCAGCCTGTCGCCCTCGTTTTCGGGGTCGCCGCCCTGGATGCCTTCGCCGTCATCAGTCGGACCGGAAGCCTTTGCCACATCCGATGTGCCTGCATTCGAGAGATCCGAAGGCGCGGACTTGGCGTTTTCGCGATTGAAACCAGGAACAGCCATGCTGATTTCTTCGCGCTTCAGATCTTCCAGCTTGGTCAGCGCCTTCATGACGTCAACCGATGGCAACCCGCCCTGTGTCCAGTCGGCGTTATCGGTTGTGTCGAGTTGGGAAAGAGCATCCTTGATTTTCGCGTTGCGATCGTCGCCGCCACCCGAGCCGGATCCTTCGGCAGCAAAGCAGACGCTTGCCATCATGAGAGCGGCAAGGCCGCCAGTCATAAACCGTTTAGACATTGTTACTTCCTTCGTTTTCGAGCAGGCGCGCGAATTGCAACTGCTGCTCAATCCAGCGAACAACGGAGTTCTGACCGTTGCGGTGATACGCCCATTCTGAAGGGTTCACACCCATTTCCCGAAGGGCGTTGCCAATCGTGGGCGACACCACGAATAGGTCAAGTTCGATTGTGTGAACGCGCAGAAGCTCCAAAAGCTCCGGCCCGCGCCCTTGGCCGAACACGTCAAGGAACAACTTAGCGAATTCCCGCTGCTCTTGCGCAGCCTTCTCAATCATCGCTTCGTTCTGCTCCATCGCATCGCGGGCTTCGCCGTCGCTATTGCCGCCCGGCATCCATGAAAACGGATCCGTCATGACAGCACCTCGAAGATGATCGCAAGCACGAAGCTGACGAATGAAAGAACGATCATGATCGCGCACATGGTCCGGTTGAATGAGACCTCAACCGCATCGGGCGCTTTCCACGCGCGCCAGGATGCGAACCACGCCAGAGCGCCAAGGAAGAAGCCGAGCGCCAAAAGGTGAAGCTCCTTATAGGCGAAGAACACGCCCAATAGAGCAAAAAGAAAAGCGCCCGAGATATCGAGCGCCCTTCCGTATTTCTGCAAAAACTGTTGCATCTGAAGTCCTCATGCCGCCATTGGCAGCGCTTGCTGTGGGTTTTGATTGGCCGGAGCCGGAACGCCTGCGCCCGGTCCAACCTGCTGCATTGCCACGGCCTGCGCAACTTTCTGCTGGAAGGCTTTCCGTTCGTCTGCGTTCCGCATAACCGTAGGATCCGCGCCGAGCTTGGCCCCGATCCACGCGCCAATATCCTCGACTTTGAAGTTAAGCGCAACCGCTTCCTGCCCGGCCATCTGCGCAGTGATCGCGGCGGCCTGCTGAAGAACCTCGACATCGCGGATGCTCTGGCCCTGAACAAGCGGCGATGCGAAGCGCACAGCGATCTGACCGTTGTTGAGCTTGATCTTTGTGCCGCGAGCCACGGGGATAACGCCCTTGCGGCCGAGAATGGAAATCGTCGCTTCGAGCATCGGAATGATGCCTTCCTTCAGGACGCGGGAGAACGGAGCGCCAAGCGACTGTTGCAGTTCCTTCAGGCGCTCCATCAACTCGGTTGCCGTGCGCACGCCGTCCTTGATCTCCGGCATGCCGTCATTGAGCATGATCTTGTGGATCGAGTTCACCAGATCGTTGATGACGAGTTGGGCAAGATTGGTGTCGCCGGTCGCCTGAAGCGGTGCGATTGATGCGCCGCCAGCCGTGCCGCCGGTAGAGCGAACCGGGATCGTTGCGCCAGGGAAGATGCGGACCGAGTTCGCATTGATGACGCCATCGTTGCGAACCATCCAGACGCCGCCGATTGCAAGCGCTGCATGGCGAAGAAGATACGACTTGACCGAGGACAGAACGCGAGCATCAGGCAGAGCGAGCATAACCATGGACCGGCCTTGCGCTTCGCCTGCTGCCTTCGACCAGCGGGCAATAACCCACGGGCAAATATCGTGCTCGCGCTCGACAATGCGGATCTGCTTCTTATCCTTCATGCCGCCGGTCACGATGACATCGTAAAACCAAACGCCATCCTTTGCCGACCAGTAGCAAACGTCGATAAGATCAATTTCGGGATCGTCGGCAAGTTCGGCCTTGTCGAGTTCGGGGAAGGTCGCATCTGACCACGTTTGCGAAATCAGGCTATGCCGCATCTTGTGTTGACGGCTGATCATATCGATCTTTCCGAATGCGCCTTCGCGGACGGCAACATGCGCCTGGGTGACGCACTGGTAAACGATGGGATTGTCTTCGTCGCCTTCCTGAATGAGCATGCATGCCATGCCAGCCACGACAAGCTCAAGCAGCCATTCCGCAATCGACAGATCGAAATTCGAGAGAGCGATTGCCGTAAAGACGATTTCGCGAAGTCCTTCGAGATCCCCGCGCGCCTGTTCCTTCGCATCTTTTGCCACGAACGGACCGGGAAGGAATTCAGCCCACTTCGAGCCGATGGGGAAAAGCTCATATTGCAGCTTGTTCGCGATCCGAACAGCATCGACGGCAAGCGTGCTATCATAGACGCGGCGCGATGTCTTGTCCTTGCCTTGCTGCGGCTTGCTGTCGCCGGGCTTACCCGTGCCGTTACCCCAATACGGATTGCGATCCGAGAGCGCGAATTCATAGCACTCTTTCAAAAGATCGTCCCAATGGCTCTTTTCGGTCCACGCTTTCGCGGATAGTTCGCAGACGATCTTTTCGGGGTGACGTGGCATGTGGATTACCTCAAAACTGCGATAGCGCTTGAAACGACAATGGCCCCAATCAGGGCCAATGAGAACGCCGCGTCAATACCGGCGATGATGTGGGCCAAGATATCCATTAGCCCAATGTTTCTTGAACACCGGCCGCACCGCTCTGCGAGAAGAGCGAATTGCGTCCGCTTGCGCGGGCAGCGGCAAGACGGCGGCGCGTACCGAGTTCAGTGGTCTGCTCTGCCGTCTGCTGCTGGATCTGCTGCTCCTGCGAACGCTGCGCCCGCATCTGTGCATCCTGCGCTTTCGTGTCTACTTTCGGCTTGCTGAAAAGGGATGTCATTTGGCTTCTCCAAGAGTTCGCCGCCGTTCTGAAGCATCCAGCGGGCCAGTTGTTCCGGTGTCCACACGTACCACGCGCCGATTGAAAGCATTGCCTTGATCATCGAAACGCATGTGAACAATCCGCGAGGAAGATACCGCCCCGTAAATTTCTGGTCAACCGGCAACAATATGGCGCACGTCGCGCCTTCCGTGAGCGCTGTCTCTGCCAAACTCCGCGGACTTTTCCAAACCACATCGCAGCGCACATGATCCGTCCACATGTTGATGACCTGGGAGTAAACATCAGCCGTCAGGCTTGGAGCCGGGTAGTAGGCCGGGATGATGAGGTAAACGTGACGCCATCCGCGCCGCAGAAAGATCCGCCACCAACGCCTGTTTTCGGATCCGCTGAAAACTGCAATCGCTGTGAACCGTTTTTGCAGGGAGATCATGCGAACACCCAAAGCCAGAATTTGAAGCACGCGACCAGAAGGCCAGACGTGACGAAGATCGGGAATGCGAGATTGCCGAGATCCTGCATGCGGTCGATGAAGGACAAGCGAGCGCTTCGAAGCTGAAGGCGAAGCAGTTCTGTTTTCGTCATGATTTTTCCTTTGCTGTGGAGCGGCCGAAAGGCCAGCGGAGCTAAGATATATGAACGTAGAGAATATATCTATTAGGTGTGGGTGTGGTATGGCAGGTGTCACATTGAACAAAATCAATGGCTTAAATGCCGTCCGTCCATCGCATATCGCGCGGACGCAATGCCGTTTCGGTGCACGCACGCGGCTCTTATACGGAAGCACTCTAACTTATTGAAAAATAACAATGTGGTGTGTGCCACGGCATAACCGTGGCACTCTCCCGGCTCTCTCCCGGCTCTGCCTACGCGGGCGCGCGCGCAGGGGCAGATCTTTCAGACATCGAAATCGGCCCACCCCGTATTACCGATTTCACCCATGCCGCCGCCCACTGCATAGTCGAGCGGATCGAAGTCTTGTGAGGCATTTCCCTGCACCATTCCACCCGATGCGATGGGCATAGCGAACGTCAGGCAGCAGGCATCAAAGATATCCGGTGACTTGCCAAAATGCTTTTTCACCCACTTCTTCGGCTTCAGGCGCTTGCGCTGATTGCTGTCTGGATCATCGGGAGGCGTTGCCAGGAGATCCGCCTGCACATCGTTGTCGTCGGGAATGTTCGCGCCGCCGGTATCTTCAAGCCATTCCTTGAAGGTCCACGCCATTTCGGCTTTGCGGTTTACGTAGACAACGGGATCGTTCGCGCTTTCACCAAAGTTGACAGGAACGACCACGCCAGTTGTCCCGCTCAATTCCATGAGGCGGTCCACGATACCGACGCCCAGGCCGCCCACGTCGATGAACACCTTTGCGGGCTTCTCCTGCTGAATGATGCGATGGATGCGCCCGGCAATCTGCATCGTGTTCAGTTTGGTGAATGTCTCGACACCGAAGATCCGCCGCGTCCGCCTGCGCACAATCGCCGTGCGGTCGCTGTCTTCGCCGTCGCCAGCAGGATCCACGCCGATGATGAGCGCGCCCTCTGTCGCCACTGTGGACTTGCGGGCGGCCATGACGGCTTTGCGCGAAAGAAGGCTGTTCATGCTGGTTTTCTGGAAAGCCTCATCAGGCGTGGCCGGATACTCCTGCTTGAACAGGAAAAAGCCTTCTTCGCCGCCGCCAAGCTCCGAGATCTTTTTGCGCCGCCAGAACATTTGAGCATCGGTCAGCTTGAACGCCGACGCATAATCAACCTCTGTCATTTCGCCAGGGGGGACGCTTTCGGGATTTCCATCAAGCTCGAAGTCATCAGGAGCCGGGCGGCGGTACTCGTCTTGAATGAACCACGGCACGAAGATAGCGCGGAAGTCGCTCTCTCCGCGCATCGCCATTTCCCATTGCTTTTGGAAGATATTACCGAAGCCGTTCGCAGTGCTTTCAAGGACGGCTTCGGTGTTCATCGCCAGCGGCAGCGCCTGAAGCATGCCCGCAAGATGCTCTTCGCCATTCTCCCAAAAGCCTACTTCGGATCCGTGGACATTCGAGAGCGTTGCAGATCGGCCCGCGCCTTTCGCGCCTGCCGTTGACACCTGATAGCGGCTTTCGATCAGATCGAATTCCAGCACCTTCGAGTTGGATCGTCCTAGCTTCGGGCGCACCTGGGGTGGAACGTTGTCGTGATAGCGCTTCGTCATATCGAAGAGGTTTTGCGTTGCCTCGTCTTTATGCGTCAAAATATATGTTTTCTCGCCGCCGTTCATGCTGGTTTTCCAGTAGAACCGGCCCTGTACATAGGTCGAGCAACCCTGCTGCCGACCCTTCAGGACGATGACGCGGACGTAGCCAACTTCGGCTTTCATCTTCTCGATTGCCGCGTGAATGATCCGCTGCGCGCTGTTCAGAACGAACGGCCTGATATCGGATCTGCCCATTTCGTCTTTCTTCGTGACGATCTTCAGGCAGCGTTCCGCATAAAACTCGAAGTCATTGCGCAGCCTGTGGCGGATCTTCTTTTCACGTTCGGACATTTCGGCCATGTGTTTCCCCTGCTGTGGGATTGATCAAATGTAATCCAGATGCCCAACGACATCATTTGCGGCAAGCACTGTCGTATCGCCGTCTGCGATCGCCCCGGTTATGACCAGCGTGATACCGGCAAGGAACTGCTTACCGATCGGATTGAAGTAAGCGGCAACGCCATTCGGCGGGATGACGAAAGACGCAATAGGAGTGTCCGTTCCGATGGTTGCCGCGCTGGCTTTGCTGAACAGCTTGGCATACTTCGCCGCCGCCGTTGTGTTGTGCAGCTGATAACCGTGCAGCTTGCCGCCGGATGCCTTCACGTTCGAATTGAACACGGCAGCAGCGCTGACAACGCGGAAGTTCATGGTTGGCGAAGCCGTGGACAAAGCACCCTGCGCAACGGTCAGAGTGCCGCCAGTGCCTGCGCCTGGGGCGATGTCAATCGCTTCATCCAGCATCGCCAGAGAGGCCACGAGATCCTGCGTTGCAAGAGCCGTCACCCTGAAGCGCATGCGCGCGCCGATAACGGGGAAGATATAGGCCTTTGCCGCAGCAAATGCAGATGCGAGAGCGGCGGTCGCATCGTCCACGCGCTGGCCGAGTACAGGGAACCAGCCAGTTAACCCGGTCCTGTCGAATGTCTGCTCGGCAACGACCGTGTTAGTTCCCATCGAAATGACCGAGATCGCGACGGCAACAGCGCTGCTGATATCGTGGCCGGTTGCGTCTGTCGGATCCGCTGCGATGTACCGAGGGTTTGCGAACCCGGCAAGCGGCAGCGTAAAGTTTGCGAGTGTGGTCTTTGATGCCATTTCAGGTGTCCTCTTGTTTCGGGCTATCGTCCATAGACGCAAGCCAATCTTCGTGGGTCATTTCGACGTGCTTAACGCTTGCGTCGATGCTGTTGAGGCGAGGCAGGCGATAAGGCAGCAGGGCCATTGCTGCGTTTGTCATCTTCTGTGTAATGCGCTGTTGCTTGCCCAGGTGCACGATTGTTTCCTGACCCCACATCACCTTTGCAATAATGCTTTCCGGTGTCTCTTTGCCGTCGCTAAACATACCGGCAAACGTCTGCTCGTTTTCCTTCTTTGTCGCCATTGCAATTTCCCCAATGCTGTGAACGCGGCCAGATATAGCACAAAAAAACCGCCGCAGGATAACCGGCGGCGGCTTGGAGTTTAGGGAGGTATGGACATACATCAATCAGGCGGATCGAAATCTGCGCCTATGCCTCGAAGCTGTCAAGCTCACCATACACGGCATTCAGCGCAGCCGCCCGTGACTTTGCGAGAAGCCTATAGAAGTGAAGCTGCTTTTCGAGCGTTGAAGCCTTTTCCTGAAGATCTTCAATCCGCACGTCGCGCTCATCTTTCACGACATTCTGAACCTGTTTGCGCCGCGACACTTCGGCCACATAGACCGACACCGGGATTTGCTCTTTCATCTGGTCAAGCATTTCATCGCTGATGTCTTCGAGCGGCGTTGCTTCGCGGGTTTCCGTATCGAAGAAATGAGCCGCCGTGATATCAGGACCGGACGCCAGATCCACGCCACAAACCATTTCGTCAGTCGGGCGCATCAGGTCGAGGATTTCGGAGATCATGCGCCGCTGCTCGATATCGATGCTCTCTTGCCGCGTTGTGACGTGGTAAATGTCTTTGGTGATGCGTTCCAGCCAGCCGCTAATCCGCTCGATCCCAGGACCGCCAGCCAGTTCCATCAAGCGGTTTTCGATGGACGAAAGCATGATCATTACCGCATCGTCACCGCCCATAGAATGAGCGCCCGCCTTGTACGCATCGCGAATTTGAGAGATCGAGAAAACAGGCTCGCCCGTGTCTTTTTCACCAAACAACGGAACCATTTCTTCCGAAAACAACAACGCCCGGCCGTTAATTCCAGGATGGTAATCCGCAACGGTCGATGCGCCAGCATCCTTGCCTTCTTGTGCCTTTGGCTTCAGCGCGCGCCAGCCGTATTCAAACGCGATCTCAAAAACGCCGACCGCGCCTCTCTCTCTGACCAGCCGACCAAGAGCCGTATTGCCGCCATACAGAGAAATTGCCGCCTGAAGCGCTTCGTGCATCATTTTATCAGTCATTTTCAGCGTTCCTTTTTGCTGTGGATAAACGGTAAATTTGGAATTCTATTCCTGATAATGGGGCTTTGTTAGAACCCCATCACCCATGAAATTCAACCATATGACAACCGGTTGAGGATTAGGCCCGGCCAGATACGACAGGATCAAACTCAACTTTGCCATCAGGCTCACCCCCGGACATGATGCGATGCATGCCCTGATTAACGTGATTGACGTATGCCTGTGAAATGGTTTGCGCGACGAAGCCAGCCGTGATTGGGTCGTACTGGCCAAAGACGTTTTGCGCCAGATCGCCCAAGCCGACGCCGCAGATATAGGCGTGATGCTTGTTGCTAACGCCCGCCATTTCCATTTCCATTTGCCACCGCATGAAGGCGCAAACCACATCGACAAATTTGTTTTGCCAGTGGTTTGTTATTCTGTCTTCCATGGTTTCGGCCGGTATATGGGAGGCCTCAACCTCCGCATACATTTTTCGAATATCGGCTTCCATTTTATCGAGATCGTAGTGCACATGCTGCATGATGATAGCTCCCTTAAAGCTGCTGTGGATTTCTGACATTGAAGTGGTGCCAAGCCTTAACGACCTGGGATCTTTCGCGCTTGGAAAGCGTCTCGAATGGCTCACCATTGAGAACGCCGGATGCAACGAAATTCTGTGATGCAGGATCGAGCGAAACCGCCTTATCGGATCCTTTGCCGCCGTCCTTTCGCATCAGGTGGCGGCCGGTCTTGTTCCACCACGCGGATGCGTGCTGGATGGCTTCGGAAACCTTCATGCCGGTGTCAAGCCGGGCGTCAGGATCCGAATAATCAATGCCGGGCGTGATCGTGTGTCCGACCGGCTCGACCTCATAGGACATGAACACGCCGCAATCGCAGAAGAAAGCCTCTGTGAAGCGCGCGGACTGCCTTGCGGTCTCATACCACGCGCCGCACGATAAACAGCGCTGTTGGACCACGGCGGCGGTTTCCCGCCTATTCTGGAATGCTTCCTGCTGTTCAGGCGTGAGCGGCGTAAGGTCTTTCACGGTAGTTTCCCTATTTGCTTGAGATAGCGGATATCAGTCAGCGACCGGCCGCGAACGTAATACGGAGCGAAATCAGGACCGGAGCAACCAAAAACCAACAGTTTATTGCAGCAGGGGCATTCTGTCGTTTCATGCCCGAGATCTGGCCAGTCGCAATTGAAGCCTTCAGCGTCCAATTCCAACTCATGAAGCGGCGATTGAATGACACCCCAATCCTCGAAATATTCGCCGCAGTGCAGGCATTGCATGTCACCGTCGCAAAGATCGCTGTCCAGATACCGGAGAGTTATCGGAGGATCGAGCGCCATCGTCAGCCCTCCTGCTTTGCGGGTGCTGCCGCAGGACGCCAGAGCTTGCCATCTTCATCGTTGATCAAAGACGAACGAGCGTAGTCTATGAAACCTTGGAATGCCTTTGGCCTGTACTGGTAAAGTTCATGTGCAGTTAAGGCTGACAGCACATCCTCAATCGCCTGCGTTCGTATCTCCGCCACGTCCTGCACCTGTGCGGAGAGGGCCGAAACCATTGTGCGGATTTTGGCGAGGGTTTCCCGGTCTTGCTCGTCATTAACCAGAACATTGTCCAACTCCGCGAGAATGGCCTTCACGGCCACGGATGGCGCGGGAGGGGCGGCGTAGAGCGGCGTAACTGCCCACCCCGTTTCTGTCTTCCAAGGCTGGTGATATGTGGTGATTATCAATTTGTCACCTTTGGAATACTGCCACGCCACCGGCTCCGCAGCGGACAGGGCGGGTTCGGATCGGCGGTTCCACCTTTCGGCAGCGCGCTTCGATGCGTCTGGATGGAACGCGGCTACGGAAGCACGGCATTCGCTGCAAACGATTTCCCGCCCATCACGGATATATCCGTCAAGGATCTTTTCGCAGCCACAGAACGGGCATGGCTTCAGGTGAGGAACCATTAGATTGACCTCCCAATGAGACCGGACAAAGTATCGCGAAGCTCGCGGATCTTGCGCAGATCCTCTTTCGTGACGTGATTGCGAGCGCCCAGGCGGTTCAATTCATCCAACATCACCGTGACGGCCTGTTGATGCTGCTGAAAATGCGCCTTCAGTTGGCGGAATTTCGCGGCTGTCGCCTGATTTTTCATCGTGAATTCGATGGCATCCTTTGCGTCTTCGAGTGACCCGAGAACGCACATCGGGCTTTTGTCTTTGTCGCCGGGAATGAAGGTGCCGAGGCCGAGTTGCGAAAGCTCGATAGCGCTGATCCCGTATCGCTCGCGGAACAGGTTCACGGCATCAACGAAATTCAGCACCTGAAGCTTTCGGAGTTCGATTTCCTTTTCTGCTGCTTCGGCGCGGCGGATCTGCTGAAGGCGGCTTTTGTCCGCATTGTCGAGCATACCGGCAAGCTCTTGCTCTCTGTCTGTCGCCTTCTCTCTTGTGTCGCAAAGCTCGATTTCCAGCCGGTCAATGACGCCATTGAGGCGCGAAACCTCGTCTTCGCTTCGGCCGAGATCCCGCCGTAGATTGAGGTTTTCAAGTTCCAGTTCTGCGCGCCGACTGTTGCGAACGGCTTTCGATTTGAAGAACGAAAAAATGCTCATAGCCCTAAACTCCCTTGCTGTGATTTTGGCGCGTGGCGCGCTTCGAAGTCTTCGACAATGGCCCTAAAACAATTCAGCCTGTGTTCCATGTCGGTCTTTTTCAGGCGGCCCGCTGCTACCCACTTCGGATAGACCCTTTCCCGCATCTTCAATTCGCGCTGAAGCTCTTCCAGTTGTTGCCGCCGCGTTGTCCCGTACTGCAGTTCCATCATGTTGCCCTTTGTGTTCTGCGCAGTACCAGCGGCCCGGCTCATTCTTGCGAATACAGACATCGAAACCGAAGGGCGCATTTTCTTTCCCGCATATGCAGCACGGATGCATGAACATTTCCGCACCCGTTGCCGCCAGCCGCCGATAATGCGGCGGTTTTATTTGCCCGTTATCCATGCGCCCGCGATCCTGTTTGAGACAAAGCACATGAAGAGCATGAGAAGGCCCGCCGCAATGCCGTGCGCCGCCGCCTGGGCGCAAAGACCGGCTTGGACCCACGCCCAATAGGCACACACGGCATTGAAGGCGAGCCGACGCATAGTTATTCGCCTTCTACGTCAGCATTGCCGAATGCCGCCGCCTGATCCTCGATATTGAAACCGAGATCATTCGCCGCCGTCTTCAGTTTCTCGAAAGCTTCGGCCGCCTTCGTCACGGTTTCCGGCTTCGTCAGATCGACCTTGAAAGCCGCCTTCACCGTAACCCGCATAACCTGTACTCGTTTCGCCATTTTCTATTTCCCTTTGCTGTGCGTGCCACTCTTCATCACTCCATTTCGCCGCCTGTGGCACATCCGGCGGCGGTGGAACCTTATTGCGGAACATCCTGTTCAGTTCCGCCTCTGTCTTCGGTGGACCCTCTTCCGCAAGCTTGATCGCTTCGGCTTCGGCCTTCACCTGCTCGACCATTTGCCGAACCCGTGATTTCTCTTCCGGCGATGGATCCCGCCGAGGCGCAGGGCGCATACTGTCTGCCGTCAGCTTCAGGCGGCCGTAGTCTTCCCATAACGCCGTTGCTTCCTTGCGTGCGATTGCCGCGAAGTTTGGAGGCGTCGGAATGAAATCCTTCGAGACATTCGACACTTCGCCCCGCAGGATCCGAACGCTTGCGCGCTTCAAGGCTTCGAGCGGTATTCCCTTCATCGCGTGGGTGTAGATTTCGGGAGCGCGAACCGGATCGAGACCCGGCGGAAAGCTCAAACCTGAATTCTTCAGCCCCAGGAGCCGCGCCGCGATAGCGTCAGGGCTTGCGGCGGCCAGCTTATTTTCCGCGTCGGTAATCTTCTCTGCCAAGGTCAAGGAAGCTTGGCTGTTCCTGTTCGCGATCTCGCCCATTTGCTGCCCTTTCAAAACTCTTTGTCACTTCGTCCTGATGATCCCTGAAGCCGCTCTTTGCTGGCGATGATCGAGCGCCCATGCGGCTCGCTGCATTTCGACACCAGTTGCGCCACGTTGCAGGCCAGTCGAGCTTTGTTGCATCCTTGCCGCTCTTCGCCGTCCAGTAATCCCGAAATTTTGCGATCTCTTGAGAGACGAGTTGCATGGGAACACCAAGGCTAACCGCGACGTCAGGATCAGGCGTGAAATCGTCTGGAATTCGTGTTCCTTTTTTGGGAACCGAAGGTTCCTTTTCTTTAATGGGTGTGGGTGTGGGTGTGGGGGCAGAGCCGGGAGCATGCCGGGCGTCTGCCGTGGCATCGTCCACATCCTTTGTTTTCAAATACTTAGACCGCGCCCGTTCCGATTGCGCGTTACTGCGTTTTCGAACGAACGCAAGCTCTTTTTGTATGCGCTTTTGCGTGATGTTTTCGCCGTCCTCGACAAAGAAAGTTATGATGTTTTTTTTCACCTTCAGCCAGTTTGCCATGTTCATTCGGCAGAACCGCGAAAGCTTTTGATCGTCGTTAGGAAGCGTGCCGCCGTTGCGCCACATCGTCATCAGCAGCAGCAAATACGCGCCATGCTCAAGCGTCGTCAGGTGCAACGTGTCGCCTAAATATGCGTCTGTCCAAAGCGGCATTGCCGGGAATTCTGCCATGTTGATTTTTCCTGCCAAGAAGTAGGGAAGGGCGCGAACGCCCCGCCCATTATTCGCCCTTGATTTGCGCCATAGTGGCCGGATTTTTGGTGGATCCAGCGAAGCCGTTTTTTGCTTCGCGCCAGTTCGGCGTTTGCGCCGCTACCGCAGTTCTGATTATCTGCCGAAGCGCAGCAGCATTGGAAAGATTGCCAGTCATCCACCTGAAAACTTCAAGGTGTCGCGGCTCCATGATGTGCGGCAAGAGATCCGTTGCCATCTGCTCGATCTCGGCAATTTTCGCCTCATTCTCGCGGATGGTTTCGGCTGCTGCCGCTTCGTCTTCGGGATCCTCCGGCAACTCTTCAGCCGGTTTTGAATGCCGAGAAGATGCAGGAGCGGTCAAGCCCATGGCCTGAACCGCAGCAACGGCGGCCTGGGCCGCAATAGTGGCAAGCTCTGCCTTGTCTTCAGGGGAAAGGCTCAATTGATCGTGCCTTTCTGATCTCCGGCAGGTTCATGGACCTTTTTGCCCTTCACCTTGTCGGCTTCCTGGGAGGCAATGACCTTTTCGATCTCGGTCGCGTCTGGTTCGCTGGCCTCGACCTTGGTTTTGCCCATGCGATCCGCCGCCGTAAAGAGATCTTCCTGCATCGGCAGTCCGCCAGCTTCACGAACCAGAGCGTAGGCCACGTCGAAGCCTTCGCGATCATCGGGATCCATGTTGATATAGGCCATTGCCATATCAAAAGCCTTCTTCGGGATCCCCTGCGCGACCAGCTTCGCCCGAACCGCGCCGATTTCCGCATTCACATCCGCGCGATCCTTCTTCAGTTCGGTCACGCTCCTGATGCTGTCGGCAATCAGCTTCTTCAGTTCCGTAAGATTGTGCGTCTTATCGGCCATTGTGCTTCCCTTTCTCGGTTATAATGGTGACTGGTTGCCCCATTGCATCCATCCACCGTAGTTTCAAAGCCGCCACGTCAGTAAGCGCGCCTTTGAAATCTTCAATCACCCGGCTTCCGTCATCGACGCGGGTGTAAACGAAGTCTGCGATATAGGCCGCCACCTTGCAGGGAAGGCCATGCGGTCCAATCGTCATAAGCGGGAACGTGACCTGTGTTTCAAGGTCGCGGATAAGACCAGCCCGAACGCGCAACATCAGATGCGCATACCGCCCGGCCTCACCAGTGCTATCGAATTTAGAGAAATCCATGCGCCCGCATGACAGGCACTGCGCAGGCTTGCTTGCCTTGTGTTCCAGGCCGCAGCCCCGGCAAACGTAGATCTTGATAGCGATCTTACCGACCGCCGAACCGGCCGCCCGGCGCAGGCCGTGGAACTGTCCTTTACGCATCGGCCTTCGCCGCTTTTTCAAGCAGGATAGCAACCATACCCGAGAAAGAACGGCGGTCTTCACCGGCCAATTTCTTCACCTTATCGTAAATGTCCGCAGGCATGCGAACGGTCACAATTTTTGTTTCATTGCTTGCCGACATATCGGGCCTCCTTTTGCTGAAACTGAATGCATAATATGTAATCGTATTTATTTCGCAACGTTTATTTTTGTAATTGACGTGATTATTTTTTGGTGCGATGAATGGCGCATCAACACAAACATGGGATGCGGAACCATGCAGAACACGAACAGCCATCGCGGCCAGCTTGCAGACGCAATGCGTATTGTCGCGCAAGATCTTGACCTCTCCATTGACAGCGTGCGTTCAGCACAGAAGCGCGGCAAGCCATGCGGCGGCCGGGCGCGGACATATCTTCGCTTGCTAAAGATGGCGAGCGCATATCGAGCCGAAGCGGTAGAGGCCGGTTATATCGGCCCGCTTTGGGACATCATTGAGCCGAAGCCGTTCAACACGGGCTTTGTGGGTATCAGCGCGGAAGAGGCCAAGGCGCGCGCATGGAGGGTAATGGCATGAAAATCACAGGCAAACATCGCGCATCGCAGGATATCCATATTTCCGGATGGGAGTGCGGATCAGAATTCGAGTTAAAAATGGTTGTCGAGTTTACCGCTCATTCTGGATCGCCCGCTACGCTTGTAGACCCTGAAGAATTCCCATCGGTTGAGGTCGATAGCGTTCGCTTCTTCGAGCATTTGCGCGGCCAGACGGTCAAGGAAGTTATAATGCCTGATTGGATGGTTGAGCGCTTCACGCAAAATGCTGTCTTTGAAAAGTGGCTTTTGGGGGAGGCCGGGGAGGCCATTCAAACAGCGATCGAAGATAAAGCCGAAGCGGACAGGGAAGATGCATATCTCCGTCACGGCCTCCGCGAAGAAGACATCCCATGATTACCGCACTCGCCATCTTCAGCGGCATCCTCATCACCGGGTTGCCGCTCGCATCAATCGTCACCACGGCAAGGAATAAATGGAAATGATAAATATCGAGTTGGACGAAAAAACGAAACGCGAAGTTATCGAGCAGGCAAAGAAGCAACTACTTGATCAGCTTATGGCTCAATTCAACGTCAATCAGATCGGCCAGGAAGTGCGCAATAAGGCGATCAATGAAGCTTCGAAGACGTTGGCCGCTCGTCTTTGGGAAACAATGAACGTCGATAAGCATATCAGCCGCGCCATCATGTCTGTTAGGGATCGCGTCAACGAACAGATCCACAAGAAACTCAAAGCAGGCGTGACAATCACGTTTGAAGGTATCGACCTTACCGAAGAGTGAAGCGCCAGCGCAGCCGGGTTGACGCCCCGGCTATGCGGTCACTTCCGGCCGATACAGCAAAGGGAATAGAAATGCATCACTTGTTTTTTGATACGGAAACCACCGGTTTTCCCAAACCTTGGATGCCGTGGGATCATCCAGATCAACCCTATATCGTGCAGCTTGCCGCGATGCTTTGCGACGATAGCGGAAACGTTCTGAATTCCATAAACTTCATCATCAACAATGGCGTGGACATTCCTAAGGTTTGCTCCGATATCCACGGCATTACCCGCGAAAAGGCGGAAAGCTTCGGCGTCAAACCGGATGTGGCAATCACTCCCTTCATGGATATGCTCGCCATGTCGGGCCAAATCGTCGCCCATAACGTCAAGTTCGACGTGCAGATGATGGACTTGAGCCTTGCTCGCCGGAAGGGTTCGCCCAATCCCATGAACTCAAAAACGTTCTGCACGATGGAGGCCGCGAAGCCAGTTGTGAAATGCCCGCCTACCGAGAAGATGAAGACGGCTGGCAATAACAGCTTCAAAGCTCCGAAGCTGGAAGAGTGCATTCGCTTCTTCTTCAATGAGCCATTAGACGGCGCACACGATGCAATGGTTGATGTCATCGGATGCAAGCGCGTCTTCTTCAAGCTTCGCGAAGCGGCATAATTTCACCAGATCCACAGCAAGGAACCACAGCAATGACCACTTACAAAGACGGCGTATATTTCGGAATGCCTGCCGAGGAATATCACGCAATCCCCAGGCTTTCCGCTTCAGGAATTTCGAACATTCTTATCAGCCCGGCTACATTTTGGGCTGCAAGCTGGATGAACCCCCTGAAGGAAGAGGCCGACGAAGAGCAGACGAAGGCGCAGATCCTTGGCGCGGCATATCACACCGCCCGGCTTGAACCTCACCTGTTCGACAAACTCTATGTTCGCGACATCGCCAAGGCTGAACATCCAAAGGCGCTGATGAACGGAACGGCTGTAGGCGAAGCTTTGGGCGAGCTTGGCGAAACGAAGAAACGGGCAGGCGAAACGGCGATTGAACAGGCCCGCCGCCTTGTCGATGCGGGATATACCGGCGAAATCTGGCAGATCCTGGCCGAAGAAGCCGATGCGCAGCGCGGCGGCAGAACTGCAATTGACGCGAAATATTACGACCAGATCCGCGCCGATATGGAATTGATCGCGGCAGCGCCGGAGATCAACAAGCACCTTACCGGCGGCGCGGCTGAAATCGTCATACTTTGGACAGACGAGAAGAGCGGCGTTCTTATGAAATCCCGCTTGGATTACCTGAAGTCCGCAGAATATACCGATTTCAAAAGCTTCGCTAACTCCATGGGTAAGAGCCTTCAGCAGTTAATTGCCGATGCTTTCCGCTATAACCGCTATTACATTCAATCGGTCGTATACCACGATGCAGTTGAGAGCATCCGTGGCCATGCTGAAATGCCGTTCATATTCGAGCTTCAGAATGGCGAATGGACCATGACCGAAAACAGCATCATCACGGATGTTGCAACGGCAAAACGGCCTCTTGATTGCTGGTACGTGTTTCAGGAAAAGCAGGGAATTCCGAACCTTCTTGCCCGTCGCGTCAAGCTCTACACCGGCCCGGCCGCAGGCCACGAAGTCAACGCAGCAGGAGCGGAAGAAAGCATTTCCGAACAGGTTGCGGAAAAGACAATCCGAAAGTCAGCCCTGCACATGAAAGCAGAGTTGGAGATCCGATATGCGATCCGCCTCTTCAAGCACTATTGCGAGGAACACGGGACCGATGGCAAGCCGTGGCCGCCGCTTGAGCCAACCGGCGAAATCACCGATGACGATTTCAACACGCATTGGCTCGAAAGCTGAAACCCCTAGATTGAACGGAGCCTGATAATGGCAAATGAAATCACATCAACAACGGGAACACAGGTGGCGGCTTCGGCCGCCCCCGCCATGTCTCCCGCTGAAATGTTCGCATCGCTGGTTGATCTGGCAAAAGATCCGGCGGTTGACCCGCAGAAGATGACGGCGCTTGTAGATCTGCAAATGAAGATGATGGACTATTCCAAGCAGGAAGAGTTCAACAAATCAAAGATCGCTGCGCTTATGGAAATGCCTGCGATTGGCAAGCGCGGCGAGATCAAGAACAGCAAGGGCGGCGTGCAATCGCGATACTCGCGGTTCGAAGATATTCACCGCGTCGTTAAGCCGATCCTGCATAAACACAATCTGGCCATATCTTTCAACGTTGGCCACTCTGGCCAGATGGTGACGGTTCAACCGATCCTTTCGCACACAAACGGCTTTGTCGAGAAGGGCGAGGCCATGGCACTGCCGTTAGACACCACAGGAAGCAAGAACGGCACACAGGGCGCGGGATCTGCTTCCAGCTACGGCAAGCGGTTCACCATGAAAGCCATGCTCAACATTGTTGACGAAGGCGAGGACAATGACGGCGGCAGCAATGACCCGCTATTTCTTGACGGTCAGCGCGCCGCATCATGCGGATCCGCTGCTTATGAACGATGGTTCCGCCAAGATCTCGATACCAAAGGCCGCGCCCTTTTGGTGGCAAAGGACTGGCACGAACAATTTAAGGCCGATGCGGCAAAGGCCGACAAAAGCATAGAGGCAGAAGACTGATGAAATTCGTCGCTATGCCTGAAGAGCCTGACAACAACATGGTCAACGCCGCCTACATGCTGCTGGAAACCATGAAGACAGGCACGCCAGAGCGTAACAAGCGGATCGTGCGGGAAGTGTGGCGGGCAATGAGAGACGCCCGCCCACGGCCTCCCCTGTCTGGACTGACGCCATTGCAGCATCAGGTACAGGAAATAATCGCCGCATGGATTGATGACCACGGCAAAGCGCCGCGTTACGAAGACATTGGCGCGCAGATGGGGAAGAGCAAAGACGCCATTTACCACATCATCAAAGGCCTGGAAAAACGTGGCGTCATCTTCAAGAAAAAGCACGCTCACAATTCCTTGCGCCTGCTAATCCGCCCTGGCGAGCAGGTAAGGAAGGATTAACTTTTATCTGCGAAGGTGAGGCCACCAACAAAGGAGGCTCACCATGGAACCGAAAGACTATCCGGCAGAATTCGAACAGGATCTTATCGACCTTGGCTATTTCGAGAACCCGCGCCGCAAGCGCATTACGCCGGATCCGATAGTTGAGGAAATCATAAGAGGGCAGGCGAACCGTGAATTTATCATGGTCGGCCTTGTGGGGGCATGCATTTTGGTCTTAATGCTCTGGCTTATCCCTGCCTCGTAATGATTTCCGTTTTTTGTTTTACAGGAGAGCCGCCATGAAGCGAGTACGTGCCGCAGGCTGTCACATAGCGAATATGGAGTGTCGCGAGTGTGGAGGCCGTTTTGAGGCAAACAGCATCACACAGGTATTTTGCAGCGGAATTTGCTGTTCCCGCTACGATCATCGCCGGATAGATCGCGGGAAGATCCTCTACGATATTTTCATGGAGCTTCGATATAACCGAGGATCCGCAACGGGCCTGTGGTCGATCATGTGCAGGCTGGCTGAAATGTGGCGCAACGAAGATAAGCGGATCCGGCCGGAACTGAAAAGCTGGAAGGATCCGCAGAAGCATATTGAGAAGAACATTCACCTTACTGGCAAGCGGGGGCGGATATGACTGATCGGATATCCTGTTGCGTTCCGTTCTGCCGTCGCACATTCCGCAAGTTGGATCATGTGGAAGTCGTTTGCGGAAAACATTGGCGATTGGTTTCGCCAGTGCTTCGCCGCCGGAAGGCAAAACTTTACCGAATGTATCGGAAGCGCTTCGGAGATAAAGGATATTGGGAATTCCCGCCAGGATCTGAAAAGAGGATCGAGGCAATCAGGCTTGACCGCCTATGCGGCGAGATCTGGAAAAGATGCAGAAACCAAGCGATAGAGAGAGCGGGCGGCATTTAGCCGCCCTTTTTATTTCCATTCGAAGTAAGCCCAAAACGCCGCCCACATTGAAGCGGCCCCGGCGGCGGCGGCTATAAGCCATTTCCCGATTGACCAGAGCGCCCGGCCAACCTTGCCCGCTCCTTGCGCCTGGACCTTAAGCGCAACGATCTCCGCGACAGTAGGCGACATGCTTGTGATAGCGCTTTCCAGCTTATCGACCCGGCCGAGCGTGGCGGCCTGGGCCTTTTCCAACGCTTCCATTTTTTCATACATGCGGCCGCGAGAGTTTGACGCCGCCGTTCGCTCTTCGCGCTGGTTCATTTCGATAGAGGTAAGACGCTCTGCGATAAGCTGGATTGCCATGTCAGTCATTTGCCTGCCCTCAATTCCGCCTTGCGTTCGGCGCTTGCCTTGGTATGCGCATCGCATTGACGGGATCCTAGAATGCCGGTGGAACAGGATTGCGCAATCACCGTGTCAATGTTGCGCTGATCCTGAAGCGTCTTGCCCTTGCTGCCCGGTAACGGTTCAACAACGTCCGACAGTTCAAGGAAGTTCACAGGTGCCTTTCCTGAAGTCGTACAGCCCGCCGCCAACATCGCAAGTGACATAATCGACGCGGCCTTTAGAAGCCTTGATCTTGAATTCTGCATTGGCCTTGTCCTGCTTTGCGCGTTCGGCTTCGCCGCCGATGCTGCGTTGATGAAAGGTGAATGCCAGAACGCCGCCGAGGATGACGGCGGCGGCGGCAAGGGCAAGATAGATCTTCATTCTTCGAGCGCCTTTCTGATCTTGCGAACGCGGCGAACGATCCATTCCCCCAACAGCAGGAAGCCCAGGCCGAAGAAGACGACGATTGCAGCGATGATGAGAAGCTTCTCATGATCGAGGCCAGCCGCCCACGCGCCGAAGGTTGCCATTATACCGCCAGCACCGAAGATGGACGTGAACCAGTTCGTTTTTTGCCGCACTTCCTTTTCGACCTGTGGCGGCATGACAGGCTTTTCCACTTCGACGGTTTCCACCGGCTGGCCTTCAGCGTGGCGGCGCTTCACTTCGGCTAGGACAGAGCGAACGCGAGCCACACCAACGGCAGCATTCTGCCCGTCAAAATGGCCCTTGCCCTTTGTCGTCGGCAGGCTCGCCCACTCCTGCGCCAGATTGTTGATAAGGGTATCTTCCGACAGGCGGCCGGAAAGGTATTTGTCGATGCCGCGCACGCCGAGCAGATAGCAGCCCATGCGATCCTGCATGTCCTTGTCGAACTTCAGCGTTCCGTCAAGTCTCAAAGCTTTCTGGATATCACGGCGCGTGGTACGCACGATCTGATAACGACCGGCCGCCGAAGAATTAAATTTGTTCTTCGGATGTTGGAGCATCTTCGTTTGAAGCTGGTCGATCTGGTTGAGCGTCATGGAAACGAGATCCACGGGACCGCCAGTGAAAGCGCCATATGAAAGCGTCTCGTTATAGCCGCGCCCTTTATCGGTCCCTTCGGTGAAGCCGACAAGATCCAGAAACGGGCGGTAAACATAAAACTTATCCATCTTATTACCCAATCCTAAAGCTGAAGTTTATTGCCGTCCACGTCGCGCTTCCTGCCGTCAGAAATGTAACCTGCCCATTGGCTGACGATATTTTCAGCGCGCACATTGTTCCAGCAGAAGTCAATGCAGGGACGATCAAATCACTGAAAGGCCATGACCCGAAAGGAAGCGTCGTTATAATTGTTCCGACAGTCGTTGTTCCTCCTGCGATGACACCCTGAACAGAGCAGACGCCGCCAGCCCTTGAAATATGCGGGACGCCATAAC